CCAATTTAACGGAACACCAGCACAGATGACGCTGGACCAGTTCTTCTAATGGTACAGGGGGTTCCTTTGTGGACCCCTTTCTGCTATAATAGTCCCATACGCGATGAGATCTGTGATGCAACTCCGTCCCCACCAGCAAGATGCTCTGACCGCTATGCTGGCGCACGACAAAGGACAGGTCATCATCCCCACGGGTGGTGGTAAGACCATGTGTATGATCAAGGACTCTCTTGATTATCTGGATGCCTGCGACCGTGGTATCGTGGTTGTGGTTGCTCCTCGTATTCTGCTTGCCGAGCAACTCTCTGCTGAGTTCCTTGAGTTTCACACTGATGTTGCTGTGATGCACGTTCATAGTGGTGAGACTCATCACTTCAGTAGCACTCGCCCTGCTATTATTCACAACTGGAGTCAGCAAGCATACCGCAAGCAACTGATCTTCACTACCTATCATTCTCTGCCCCGCCTTCAAGAGGCAGGCATCAATGTTGATTGCATTTACTTCGATGAAGCGCACAACTCAGTTCAGCGTAACTTCTTTCCTGCTACGGAGCACTTCTCTGCTAGCACTAACCGCTGCTATTTCTTCACTGCTACTCCTAAGCATTCTCTCACTGTTTCCAAACCTGGGATGAATGATCCTGAGGTTTATGGTCAGGTAATCTGCAACGTTCCTGCTCCTAAGTTGGTTCAGGAAGGTTACATTCTTCCTCCTAAGGTTGTTGTGAAGCAACTGGACATGGTGCAGGACAAGCAGATGATTGCTGATCGTGACTCCCAGAACCTGCTGGATACCATCGATGACAACGATCTGGGCAAGATCCTGATTGCTGCTCGTTCTACCAAGCAAATCATCAAACTGCTGGCAGAGTCTGACTTCCGTCAGCAACTTGCCGAGCGTGGTTATTCCTGCCTCTACATCACCAGCAAGACTGGTGCCATCATCGATGGGCAGAAGGTGGATCGTGAGCAGTTCTTCGATACTCTCAACGCTTGGGGCAAGGATCCCTCTAAGAAGTTCGTGGTGCTCCATCACAGCATCCTGAGCGAGGGGATCAACGTCAGTGGTCTGGAAGCGGTCCTGTTCATGCGGAACATGGACTACATCGGGATCTCCCAGAGCATCGGGCGTGTGATCCGCCTAGGAGGCGCTGAGAAAACGTTTGGTCTGGTGTGTGTGCCTGTCTACGATAAGGTGGGCATCAGCACCGCCAAGAGCGTTCAGGCGGTGGTAGACACCGTTTTCAATCAGGGTATGCCTGCCGTATCGGTGGTCCGCCGTTGATACTGGCACACTCACTCAAATTTCCTCACACTTTCACAGTATAATTACTAGGTAATCAAAAAACCACCATGATCTGCGAAGTTAAACTCTACGTTGCTGGTAAAGTCTTCACTGAAACTGTTCATGCCCGCGACTATGCTGAAGCACGTCAAGTAGCACTTGCTCGTAATCCTAATGCTAAAGTGATGGGTGTCAACGCTAAGTTTTAATGGCAAAGTTCCAGAAACCATTCATTGATCGCCCTGGTATTCTTGATCCCATCCCTGGTGATCCGCAAGGTTATGTAACAAATGATGGCATGTGGGCAGCAGTACCTATAATAGGTTGTAAGGCATTTGCCATCATTCACCATGGTTCTTTTGTCCATGAAGCACGGAACTATACTTCAGCAAAGAACTACATTCTTAAGGAAATCAAAAAATCCAAGAAGAAGTAGTTTAAATAATACAAACGGGGAACAATTCATGACCGAAAAACACGAAAAGCGCCGCGATGCTCTGGGTTTGTTTTATGAAAGTGTCTTAAAACCAGACCATGAACTTCGTCAGTGTGCTCACAATCAAGAGTGTTTCCATGAGTTGATGGAATGGCGAGACGAAATTATCCGTTATCTGGATGAACGGAGAAATCAGGAGTTCAATTGATGGACTTTCATTACATACTATTTGCTATCTTCGCAGTGGCGGCGTATTTCATCGTAACTGATGAGAGCGTTGCTGCTGCTTTTTATTATGTGACGGCGTTAGCAAAACAATACACACAAAGGCAGTGGTGGTGGTTGACACATAATCCACGTAATCCTGTGATAAAATATATGATACATCGTCGATCCCTTAAAATGGCAGAGGAATTGATGAGAGAAATAAATACCAAAGAGGAGACCAAGGATTGATATGTTATCAACACAATATCGCCTTCGACTGGAAGCAATCTGTGAGAAGATTGTGGCACAAGAAGCAGTGGGTCTGGAAGACATGATTTGGGCAGAGAAACTTGCCAAGGCAAATACTTCTGCTAGAGAGATACTTAAAAGAGCAAGAGGACGTGCTGCTAACCCTGATATGGTTGAGGGTAGCATGGACGATTTTATGAATAAGATGGGTTTGGGTGATCCAGATCCATCAAATCATCGCACTGGTTTTGGTAGTGCTGATGAAATTGTAGACTGGTTCAATGAGGACCGCCCTGATGACTGGAGGCAACGTGACTGAAACAGCAGTAATTTATTCTAACGGAAGCCAAGAATGTGAGCGTATTGGTATGCTCCTTAAGGCACTTGGCGGTGAGTTTCATGAGTATCTACTGGGTGTAGATTTTAGTGATAAGCAATTCCGTATGGAGTTTGGATCAGAAGCAACATATCCACAAGTTGCTTATGGATCAAAACATATCGGCAGTATGAAAGAAACCCTACAATTTTTATGTGTTGAAGGGATTATCTGATGACCTACGAACAGTTTATCCATAAAGGCACAGAGTTTTATATGAATATGGTCAAACTTATTGATATAAAGTTCATGTATCGCATGGAACTAACTGATGATGAAAAGGAAATACAAGATCATATCTTAGAGTTTCAAAAACAAGTAAAATTAACTGAACTGAGAGATAAGTTCGAAAAGTGTTGGGAGGTTGATGAATGAAACCTTTAATCCTTGTTGCTTGCTTTTTACCTCTTGTTGTGATATGGTTGGTAATGAAACTTTCGTTATGGATTTCTGCCGTCAACGAAGAGCAAACTTATGTCAGAGAGGACTCCAAACGACCACACGGACCATACGTGGAAAACCCATATGGAGACGTTGATGAAGAAGAAGAGAATTCTTGAGACTAAAGAAATTATTGAGCAGGCACTCTGGGAGTATTACTTTGAGAAGGGACTTCCTGTGCCCAAATGGAGAATGGAAAAAGACCCCCAGTGGTGGATTGATTATCTGAAAGAGCTTGACAATGAAGTTTAGAGGCGCTATAATACCAAGCATATACAGCATCGTTATGGACTACAAACCCTACTCCCCAGAGTGGCACAGGAGACGCTACCTGAAGGAAGCACTGGATAAGTATTTTGATGATTATGTGGATACTGATACTATCCGCGAAGATTTGCTGAGTATTCTATCTGAGCGGTCTGATAAAGCATATCAAGAGTTTATGCGTATCAACGAACTTGAGAAGTCACTACAGTGAGAGACAAGATAGTATTCATTCTTCCATTCTTCCAAGTTATCATTGCTCTGGTAACTCTTTCTAAGATACCAGAACCACCCCCACAATACTTTTGTGAGCAGGGTAGAGACACTTATGGTAACGCATACCCAATCATTATTTGTAACCCACAATGACTTACGAAGCAACTGTTGAGTTTAAGTTTGACGCTACCTACACTCATACCTACGGTTCTTTTTTGGATGCTGATGATTACATCCCCGAAGAGCATTACAAAATCACAGCACCTGCTGCTGATCTCAATGCCAAACAGTATTTCAAACTGTTTGAGAAGTTCATGCTCTGTGTGGGTATGACTCCTGAGTCTATTCGCTCTGGTGCTATGTCATTGGTATTCAATGATTATGTGCGTGAGGAAGAACAGCGTAAGGTATGTGCTGAGTATGAACTGACCATGGATGAGGACCTGGAGAAGAAATACCAGGAGTGGAAAGAGCGTGATGCTCAATGGGCAAAGATGAACGCTCAATATGAGAAGAACTTTGGTAGTGAACCGAAGATCAAAGGTGAATGGGTAGATAGTGCTAATGGAGTAGCATAATGGGGATGTTTGACTATGTAAGAAGTTCTTATCCTTTAGGTGAGCACTTCTCAGGTCAATGTCATACCAAAGACATTGAAGATGGTATTGGTGGCACCATGACCCAATACTGGATTGCACCTGATGGACAACTTTATATTATCGATTATACGCAAACTGCTGACTTTGTGGAACTCAAAGAAGGTGATGATGGATATAATGATAAGTTAGCACTCTTAAACTTTAGGTGGATTCCAAACGGAACTCATGGTAAAGTAAGACCATATCCCATCAGCAAATATGTTACAATCTATCCAGAAAACTGGAAAGGTACATGGGAAGATTGGCCAGATTGCCGTATTCATTTTAAAGATGGTAAACTGCAAGACTTTGAAATCTTAACTAAAGGAGAACAATGAAACTCATTCAATTCGGTATCCGTGAAGATTATGGTAAGGAGTATTATATGACGATCCTTACTACAAAGAACTACTCCCTACTTCAGATCTCATTTGACATTGGTGAGTATGGTAATTGGATCGAGTTTCCTTACTTTCAAATCTCTGTAGGATATGGTAAACTATTCTCATTCCTATTCTCTCTTGGTAAGTTGGGATTCACTTTTGACATTGCTGGTCGTAACTGGCGTGATGAGTTGTTTTATGCGTCAAGAGATTACATGGAGTTGAAAGATGACTGAAGAGTACGGACACATTTCTGATGCATTTGATAATCTACCAGAAGAGGAACTTCTTATGACTGGAGACATTCAACAACCAAATGGAGATTTTCTAAAGAACTATCCTGATGTAACTCGTGTTGAAGTGATTACTGGTGAAGGAAGAGAGTTTGTGAGATACGAATGCTCTAATGTTCAAGTATCACTTCAGGA